CCGTAAACTATAGCTTCATCAGTTACGCCTGATTGTCCAAAAAAGTAGAAACGCTGTATTTGAAAATTATTATTAGGCATAGCGGATAACCCCGCTGCTCCTGGGTTATAATTTTCAGGGTCAATGGCAGTATACCCAGTATCTAAAATATAACTAACGTCTTTATAAGACCTATTCATCGTAGTTGGGTTTGTCGCAGAGTTAGTCCTAGTCGTTGGGCTCTGCGTGTCTATACTTCTATTTATAAAAGGTAATGTCGTAGAACCTACCGACTTAGCTATTTCTAAATTTGCATTAGCGGCGCTATCAAAATTATTTCCTTCATTTACTGGGCCTAGCACTCGGACATAGTCAAGTAAAGCCTGTGAAACATCATAGGCCGGAATTGAGCTTGCGCTTATAGAGTCTACCTGCACACCCGAAGCATGGACAGCCGCCTGTAAGTAGATGTCCGACCTGAAATCTACCGGGGAGGGGGTTACCCCGCTGGCTAGGTTTATAGTCCCTGTATTGTCTACATATATATCCGTAAATATTGCAGCAAGGTTAGGAATGGCAAGTCCAGCCTGAGCACCCCATGAAACCTGGGTTATGACCGGCGCTGTTGGGGTAGTCCAATCTACGATAACTCCTGTTCCTGCCGCTACATCTACCAACGTAGGGTCGGCATTTATTGTCACTTCGCCACCTGAAGTAATTCCAGTCTGCAACCCTTGGTAAGGGTTTATTAAATTAGTGTAACTCCCATCATCGGATAGTACTTGTTCGCCACTGCCTGAATTTATTACTGGGACGGAATTATTTCCCTGCTGTGTTCCCCATGAAGTATCAAAGGTCGCGGTAAAAGCAACACTCATCGAAGTATAGAAGAATTGCCCTGGCGAATTAGTCGGAAAGATAACGTTACCGCCTGTTGTTACTTGAGTATTTCCGCTTTGAACTATAGCACTTGAGAACCCAGTAAAATCAAAACAAGCGGCGTTTCCTGACATTTCAATTGCGCCGCTATTAAAAGTAATCAAACCAGAACCCTGGGCTCTTAGCTGTCCTTTTAGATAAGTTGTTTTTGCAAATAAAGACCCAGAGCCCATCATGTTGACGGTCATATTGTTTGAACCGGAGCTACCATTTCGGCGAAGTTCGGTATTGTAAATATCAACTGAAACAGCGTCGGACTCTAAGGCGGGTCCACTGTCATCAAGCATTGTAGCCCGGATATGGTTCCTGGAAACAAAAGAGCTTCCCGCGTTAGTATTATCTAATAGTATGGGAATAACCCCTACAGAGCTTTCTACTGTAAGCGTGTCAACCCATAGAACTCCTTGCCCTGATCCGGTCATTCGTAACTGCCCGTTTATTTGGACCCCCAGATAATGCATAGTTATTGCTTCCTCCGATGGGGTTATATGTAATATTTGGTAAAATAGTGCAATCAGAGTTACCCGTTAACCCGCGTATAGAGATACAATTGTTTATAACAGTAATTGGTCCGTCTGGGCTATAGGTCTCCTGGGAAAACTAGAATCTGAGCATTGACTCCGGCTAATTCAGCTGCTGTGACGGCGTCCTGTACTGTGGAGTAGCGGGCTGTCGGTGACTTAGAGACGATATATTGAAGCCCGCCTAACAAAGAAGGGTCAATTAAACCGGCGTTGTCAGTCCTGATTAGCTTGTCACTATCAGCAGGACCCAAGGTGACGTTAATAGCCGTCTTCCTGAGCCGCTTTCCTGTAACTAAGTCTATATCTAAATAATTCAATTAAAACCACCTTAATTTTCAGTAATGACAAATTGACCGTAACACATTGTCACCGTCGTTCCGTTAGTATCGTTAACTGACATTCTTAAAGTATATGTATAGTCCCCACTAGCCGGAAGGTTCCTTTTGTAAACCGTTACCTGCCCATCGGTAGTTCCTAAAACAATTCCGTCATCTGTTGGGTAGCCAGGATCAGTACTATTAACTGAAAATATAAGCACAGCGTTTTCATCAACTACCTCAAAGACAGCCGCGTACCCTGCTAACGGTATATCTACTTCCTCGCCAGTTTTTATGTCCTGCTCTTTTAAGAAGCGCTCCCATAAAAAATCATCGCCTTCAAATAACGGCGCGTCTACGCCAAAATTAAATTCAACTGGTTGTATTTCTGCTACTATGTTAGCCATTATATCCCCCAGCCTTTAATGGAGTCACTAATTTCTTCACGTGCCGCCTTTACCTCATCTTCAGTAATTGCCTCGCCGTTTTGTATGCGGGTAGCTAAAGCCGCTAATTCCTTAGCGACCCCTACGCCTTCACTTACTAAGGCTAATATTAAACTGATACTGGCTGGGTCCATTATTATTCACTCCTTGGCTTTAGATTCCCAAGCAATCAAGGCTGTTAAAGCCCTTCTTACTTCAATCGGCAGATTAGGTCTGTGTAAACCGGCTATATAGGCATTTTCCCACGCCTTAATATTCACATCANTTTCGGCTATTAACTTACTTATATCCTTAATTTGCCTTGCATTAAATCTTCCTGCCTGCCTTAATTTTGTTAAAGACCGCACTGTCGCCGCAAAAGTTTGCTGAGTGGCTAGTAACTCCGCCCCAGGTGTATTATTGGCGACACAGGCCATGAAAAGCAAGCACAGGCTTAAATAAAACGCTTTCATGATGCCTCCTCGTGCTCTTTCTTTATTTGAGCTACCGTTTTTTTGCCCATTTCTTTACATATGGCAATAGCTTCGTATTTTATTTCATCAATATCTTCTTGCATCTTATCAAGCTTTCCATGTAGCTCGGCCTTGTCAACACTCCGAGACTTGTCAATTTTATTCAAAGCTTTTATAACATTATTAGCAGTAGTTATTCCTTGTGAATGCATGCTTTTAAACTCTGCCCAAATTGGCGGAACTATGCGCCAAAGAATTACACACACAAACGCGAACAATCCTGTATCTAACCATTGTGGATTAAAACCAGTAACTTGACAAATAACATTAAACATATTAACGGGCCTTCTGTTGGCTTTTAAAGTGGTCAAAACTCATCTTCGGAAATGCTTCCAAATCACTATCTAAATTTAAATTTATAATTTCCACATCGGGAAATTTAGCTAACCAATCGCGCCGCACACCTTCGAAACCTCTTTTAAACCTTAAGAAGGTTTTGTCAGTTACTTCATCGTCGCTGAAGTTATGCCAATTATTTTCACCCTTAGCGCCAAGCTTCATATCAAAACCTAGCAATAAAACCCTTCTTGCACCTAACAGTAAAGCCAGGTTAATAGCAGAAGAGCCGGTATTACCGGCCCAGCCTAATGCTTCAAAGAACAATCCATTTTGTTTGCGGGGCATTTCCCTAAGCCAAGGAATCAGCAGCGGTGTTATCTGCGGGCTGTTGCAATAAACATCCCCTTCGTAGTTAGTTAATTCCTTGTAATACTTCTCGTAGAATGTCCTATCGCCAAAAATACAGGCTTTGCAAACATCAACCCCTAAACGGAAAGCTGAGTTGCAGCCTATAGTGAATTCATCTTTAAGCATTGACCAGTCGAAACCCTGAAGCGACGCGCCGCCGCCTAGGATGTAAACATCCGCTCCTTCCCATAAAGGTTCAGGGTTCCACCGCATAACTTACTCGCCTACGTAAGCTATAATAGCTTCTTCAACGGCTTTTTTACTAGTAAGCTTTTCAGCGACAACTTCATCATCGTCTACAAGCTTGTACTTCTTGCCGTCTTTAAAAACAAGAAGATCTTGCTCTGAGGCTGTTGGGAACTCTTCGGTTACGTTAGAGCCTAGGCCCTTCACATCAGAAGACGCTTTTTCAGGCGCTGCTCCTACGTACAGTGAAAATTTATTGGGGAATAAAGAGCACAGGTCTTTTTCACTCTCAACAACCTCACCCGCTTTGTAGGTCTTAAGTTTAGGCTTAAGATTTCTGCCTTCTTTGTCTTTTAGTGGGTTGCTTCTTTCAAAGTGCTTTCCGCACTTTGCTTTTAATTGGTATTTTTTCTTACTCATAGTTAATGCCTTTCCATTTAATTAAAAAGTGCTTAACACCCCGTACAAAGGAAGTTGAACTGAGGGGGTGTTAAGCGAGGGTCAAATTATGTTACACAGAACCGTGAACAATGCCTGTATTGCCATTAAAGTCAGCGCGTAGCTGAGGAATATTAATAGCCATAACTTTGTAATTAATCTTCATTCCACCATTGGTTTCCCACTGGACAGTCGTCAGACCCATACCGTTAACCATACGAGCCACGTCATTGGTCTTTTGGACCATAATGATATCAAAGCCTGTCAGGTAGTCGGCAGTCATTACGCCATCGATGCCCTGTATAGCTTCAATACGGTCGCGTAGGGTATTGTCACCCTTCTGAGCACTGTAATCAGCGTCAAGGTACTCATCCCAGGCAAGGCCCGTATAAATAGCCCACGGGCCATAATGGAATGCCTGTTGTGAAAGATTACGCATTGCGAGAATTTCACTAACAAGTACATCAGGAGTCCAAGCGCCTGTTGGGTCAGTGATTGTAAACGTAAGGCGCTGAGGGAAGTTAGTGAAACCGTAAATTGTACCGCCGCCGTAAGCGTAACTTGAAGAAACACCCAGGGTAAGTTTTTCAATAGTTTCAGCTACACGGCGACCGGCTAGTTCAGCCATAGTCGTATCAAGCGGCGAACCGCCATTACGTGAAGCGAGTATTTGACGGGTACTGTAACCGAAGTCTTTGTGGATGATCGGTAAAGGCAGGTTCACCAAGTCAAACTCGGGTCTGTCGTTACGCCCTTGACGTAGGCCATCCATAGAGATAGTGGCGTCATTGATGTCAGACTGAGTTTCACTTTCAAGTACAGTTTTAGACATACCGTTAGGAATGTTGAACGTCAAACCGGCAGCATTCATGTCAGCGACAACGCGAAGTCTTTCCTTCGCTGCTTTGATGATCGCTTCATCTAGAAGTTTCCAATCATCTTTTCTTAGCGATGCAGGCGCATTAGAAACAATAGCTTCAGCTTTACCATTCCTGATAACAGTCTGCAAACTTCTACCATTTTCATCAAGGTAGGGGCGCAAGCTGTTAATTTCGAAACCAGGCTGCAACATTCTTTCAGCTACTGAACCAGTCGCTTGTCCATTAAGAATAAAATCCATTATTGATTTCCTCTTTAAATTACATTACACGGACAGCTAGAAGAGCGTCCGGAAGAGCGTTTAGGTCAAGGTCATCGACGGCTATACCGACAATGTCCAAAACAACACCTGGCGAAGTAGCGTCGGCTGTTGGAATAAGTGTTCCGTCACCTGCGCTAATCAATTGGTTACCCTTAACGACAGTAGAACCGCCTTTAAGAATATATTGAACTTCGTCACCTTTTTGAGGAAGCCAGTAACTAACGACATCGCTAATAGCGTAAGCGTCATCTACTGTCTTACCTTGTAACACGTCCTCACGCGCTACGGCTCTTTCACAGTGGCCGCCTTCAGTAGCATTCTTAGCTACACTTCCGTCCGCCTGAAGTGAAATGAGATTACCTGGAAGAATTGCTTCCTGTGCTGGGGCTTCTTCAAGCCTACAACCACCGATCAATCTGATTGTATTTTCCATAATTTAATACTCCTTAATTAGGTTACTGGAATTAAGCGAAGAGACTCGGCATTACCAGAGGTTCACTTTGATCAACAGCTGAGTTAGTTATTGGGGCTGCCGCGCCTGTATAAAGCGGCTGGCGAGCTGGGACAGCTTGTTCAGCGTTCTGTGCTAGGGCCGCGATACTTTCCAATTGCGTGAGATCCATGCCGTTAAGCTGCTCAGCAGTGAATACGTTCTTTTCATTAGCGGTAATAACACCCACTAAAGAAGCACGACGGTTAGCGTTAGCTGTCAGTCCGGCGTGTAGAACTTCACGAATACCTTCAGGGGCATCGGCGATGTATTCTTCGGGAGTTTGGTTTTTAGTCACAGCCGCTGACTTTTTCTTACCATCCTCTTCATCTTTCTGCTTCTTTTGGGCAGTCTTAGTCTTAGCGTCCATAGTGGTATCAATACCATTTTTGGTCAGATCAGTCATACCTTCAAGACGACTTTCCTCAAGCCCCATCAAGTACTCCTTATCAGCTTCGACATACATACCGGCTGAATTAGCAATAATAGCGTCAACTACTTTTTCTTTATCCATTGCTGGTTCCTCTTTTTGACCGACGTTAGCTACAATAGAGCCATCGGATTTGTTCATGTATTGCGTTACACGGACAACCTCAACGGGCTCTCCTTCGTCAATGGTTACTTGGCCGTCGGCCATAGTGTAACCTNATTTGAATAGGTCTTCACCTATTTCAAAAACATAAAAACTATCAAAAACGTCCTGTATCCAAACCCACTTATCAAGTATTTTACTTTCAAAACGTGATTTAGTTTGACTGCGAAGTGCTTCGCGAAGGTCGTTATGTGATAGGCTATTATCTACAACAGTCTCAGCAGGCTTAGAAGTAACATCACTTATAAGCTTGTTAACTACGGTAGCTATTTTGTTCTTAAGGTTGCTTGTCTGCGCTTCATTTAAACGCATAAGCCCCGCCCCATCTTCCACTGAACATGCACCTATTTTATCAGGTAATAAAGCCAAATGGTCAGGTCGGTAGTTCGTGGCAATGGCATCATAGCTTTCGCCGTTAAATTCACCTTCTTCGGCTTTGTTTTCAGTGAATAAACCAGTAGATACTTCCATTACTTTTCCATTATCAATGAAGTCCATAATACGTTCGTCTACTTCGTTGGCACGGTCCTTTTCAATCCAAGCCTCCGCTTTAAGCTTACCATCTTCAAAACGGGTATTCATGATAGTACCAACCTTACGGCTAGTAAATATATCAGGATCACAAGCGCTAACGCCCGCTCCGTTTATTTCGGGGTGGTATAAAACAACAGGCTTAGAGTTCCAAACACCTACATATTTTTCGAGCTCTTCTGCCGGATACATTAAAGGGCCGGAACTGCCAGCGTGCACACCCTCGACCATCATAATCATCGGAACCACTACGTGGTCCCTGCCTTCCATGTTGTCGTGACGTACAAGTGACGAGTCAGAAAAATTATTTATTAGGCTTTCGATTTTCACATCTTTATCTCCTTTTAATCGGTACTTTTAGGAACAAAAAAAGGCCCCCTCGTGTAAGGGGGCCTCATTGTAAGTACCGATTAAAAGTATAACAAAGATTATAAGTATTACAAGCCCTTTTAAAAAAATAGTTGATTCAGGCCCGTTTCAGTGGGTGTCACTGCAAAAGAAGCAATAAACAGGCTCTCAATGGTAATTTAAACTAACGTGCTGTCAGCAGGCCTAGTTACATTTTATTTGTATACGTAAAAAGGAAATGAAGTTTTACCAGTAACTTCTTTAATCTGATCTATAAATTCAACCAATTCAGTTATTTTAAATCTATAATGTATGGTTGCGTTTGTCATAAAACGGGTGGTCTGTGAACTGTGCAAGCTTATTACAGTGTCTTTATCTTTAAAGCTTGAAGATACTATAATAAAATTACCATTTTGTTTTTCCACTAAATGCCACCAAGTATCGTATTTATCAGCTGTGTCTAGCTGCTCATCCGCTAGCCAATTTTTATTTGGATTTTTGAGGTTTAAATTTCCGCCGTCAACTTTCAATATGTATCTTCTGGTTTTCATTTTGTTTTCCTTTTTGTGTTTTGTTTAACTACTTCTAATATATAAACGTTTTGGAAGTAATGCAATACCTAGGAAATAAAAAAGAGGAAGAAAACGAGCAGTTATTCTTCCTCTAAGCTTTTTTTGATCCTACAGGCCACGAAGGGCCTTTCCTCTGTTTGGTTGTTCAACCACTGTTCCAATAAACCGCTTTTAGCTTACCAGCTGATCGGTTGCATAAGCATCTCCTATTTACAAATTAACCTCTGTTAGGATTCGAACCTAAACCTACCGCGCAATCGTGCTATCCAATTACACCACAGAGGTCCGGCCTTTTGCACAGGACAGCGGCCAACTGCTCACAGGTCAGAAAACTAACCCCCTGCTACTCTATTATCGAGAGTAGGTTTTAGAAGCGTAAGGGCGTGGGTAAACGAACCTAACACTTATCTCGGGCCTGCTGTTTTCCCATGCCTGTAAATCTTCTGTACTTTTAAACCCTAAGAAGTTAAATGGCCCTTCTTTTACCACAATACTGCAGCCCCTAAGGTCTATCTTAAACCTGGCCCGCTGTATATCTATTTTTATTCTATCTAAAGTACTCATCTTCATTCTCCAGTTTTCCTTTCCATTATTAGTATAGGGCGTGTAGAATGAATAGTCAAGTGTTAAAATAGGTATTCTTTCCAATTAACCTGTCGGCGGCTTTAAACTTTCTTCCTTCTGTGTTCTTTGTATCAACCCTTCTTCCAGGGTGATAGTGACCTTCCCATAAAAATTATTTTTTTGTAGTTCAGTTATCTGCTCTAGTAACCATAGTATCTGAGCTTTTTGTTTCTTAGGCTTGTTGTTGTCTCTCGGCATTAAGTAGTTTCACCTTTTTTCCAAACACACACCTACAAAACCCATAAGTGTGAAAATCTATAGTTTTGGCATTGGTTGTCTTAACCAGACCCGTATTACCGCAGCCCTGGCATACTGTATCGGGGTTGCAGGGGTAGCCATTCTCCTCACCTACATTACACCGGCCTTCTCCGCATATTATACAGTTAATATCTTTTCCCATAAAATTCCTTTAGACGGCCTTAAGCGGCCGTCTTACTATCGAGTTACAGGTAAAGTGATTGTACACTGTTACTATCAATAACAATTTGTTTTTCTACGGCTATATGTGCTTCTAGCGTAGACCACCCGTTACTATTAACTGAAGCCAGCCAGGAGCGGTAGTATCTGTAAGTTATAGGTTTGGCCGCAGTTCTTTCGCGCAACTTCAACAAGCCCCCTTCTAAAGCTGCTAGCTCTTTAGGGTCTTCTACACTGTCAGGCCTATACCACTCATAGTCTGCCGCCTTTGCCAATTCCTTGTTCCTTGATACAGGAACTTTAGGGTAGTTAGCTGAGCGAGCATAGCCGCCACAGTTTTCTTTTTGGCACCTAGTAACTTCCTCAGTGTGACCGGCATTTACTTCTACTGCTATATGAACTTTTTTACAAGAAGTACAAATCCAGCCATTAGCTACTATACTTCCTAAGTAATTGTTTTCGTTTTTATTAACTACGCTCATTTTCTTTCCTTTTGTTAAAAACTAGAGTTATTATCAAAATAATCTAAAAACTCATGCTCATGGACACTATAGTCTTCTATAAAACCCGCCATAGCTAACTCGGCAGCCCGTTCCTCTGCTACTTTACGGCAGTTGAAGGCTGTAGCTTCTAATTGCTCTACCCATTCATAGCTCTGTGTATTAAAGAACATTATACCGTTAACCGTAGCTTTTTCAATCAACCAACAAACATATCCCATTTTCGCTTCCTTTAATTCTTTGACAAGTAATACTCCGCCAGTTACAGCCATGCCAGTTTCCATTAATACATGCGTTGCAGCCTGACCACCTTCGCCCTTTGAATTAAACCTTGATGCTTCCATTGGGTTTAATGTCCAATCACCGCCTCTAATATAATACCAATCATTTTGTTTAAAAGGCCATGCACCTAAAGCCTTACCAGGTCTAATTAGATCACCCAACTCATATGGCCTTTCCTTTACCAACCCACCTGTCACTATCGCCGCCCGCTTTAACAGATTTCTTAATAGCCTTTCTTAAGTTCTTTCTTGTTGTCTTATTATCTTCAACTCCTATAGCAGGTATAAAGGCGCAACGGCAATTCGGGTGCCTTGGTATCATCCCCCTAGCCTGCTTAACTGTCATAACTACACCATCTAAAGGTCTACACAACTCACACACATGAGCGTCATCAGCAGTCGCCCACTCAGCCATGACACCCAACTCGTCTATTCCTAAATCCTCAAAACTGTCTAGCTGACCCTCAGCGTGCGCGTGTATTATTTCTGTTCTAGCCATTACTAAAGCACGCTTCTTAGTAATGCTATCTATTTCGGAGTTTATTTGACTGGCTAATTCCCTGGGACCTAAACCGGCTATTATGCCATTAGATAGGATACGGTTTAGTTTCTGCGCGGTAGCGGCCCCTATTCCCCTAAGCTCGCCGAATGCTCTAGTGGATAAAAGCTTTACTTTACTTATTTGCTCAGGTGCTTTTAAAAAGGTGGTGACTACCCCGTCCAGCACAGGAAGCTCGTTCTGTAGACCGCTTAATATAGGCTTTTACCTTGTTAGTATCAGTTACGGCCCGTTTTAGCACCTTTTGTCGTACGCCTGTTGTATGTACTTAGCTGTCCAGGGGTCATCGTTGGCGTCTGTTTCTAATATACCGCTATCTATTTCCTGTTGCAGCCAATTATCAAAGTTCTTTACCTTCTGCTCATCGGTAGCAAAGGCCCAGGCTTTAGGTTCTACATTAAACGTTAACGGCCCTTTGGCGTCTAACCCAAAAACATCGTCCTTCACTATGAGTTTATTGATAGCCCCCTTTAACGCGCGAAAGCGTTTCCTCATACCCCCAAGGAAACGTCTTCTTAAGGTAGTGGTACGGGTTGGATCACTTTTTAAGGGGTTTGCCATTCTTACTCTCCTTGTATTTAAAACTGACCCGGGTAGGTACTGTATCGCTATCCTGGCTAGTTACCTCTACTTCAAAGTCACTAACCTTTTGTTCTGTTTGGCAGCGCTCCAGATTATCGGATAGGTGCTTCTTGGCATAGGCTATTGGGTCACCTTCTTTTTTTGGTACTGCGCAACTATAACTTGCTAACATCCGCAACACCTCTTGAATTTCTTCCCACTATTACAGCAACAGGGGTCATTCCTACCAATCTTTTCACCGGCCCTGTGTATTGTTCTAAAGTTATTCTTGTCGTTACCCCTATAATATAACGTGCCGATGCATTTTGAACAAACGGAGCCCCGTGCGTCCTTTTTTACTATAACTACCCGAGTATTGTGACCGTTGCATAGACGACAAAAATCGTTCTTAGTCCGTTTAATAGTTTCTACGGCGTTTCTTACTGCGGGTGTGTCTACTTTGACGTCTACGGGTGGCACGAAGTTTGGTTTTATTGCTGGTGACTTTGCTTGCATTTCTTTTATCCTTTCTTAATTCCTTTAACGCTGTATGTTTACGGGTTATATAAAAAATAAAAACCAAAACGAATAACATCATTCCGGTACTTACATAAGTGACTATAATATCAATTAATTGGTTTTCCACCACCCCTCCGTATTTTAGGGTTAAAGGGTAGTGCTGATGACGTTGGTGTTGGCGAAGGGTACGCACTTAATATACAGGAGCTGCATATTCCAGTTCCTTTAATATCATAAAAGGCCCGCCCGCACTCTTTACAAGCTGGTAGCGAAGAGTCCTTGATTTCCTGCCCAATAGACTCCGCTATAGCTTCACTAGCTAACTCCTCGTAAGCCTTAACAGCTTCCTTAACTATGTCATTAATTCTTTCTGCATGCTTTAGGTGTTCGGCCGACAGGGTGCTTAGGTACCTTACCTGCGTTTCCAGGGCCTTCATTTTATCAACGGTACTCATGACTTTCTTCCTTAGTAATTAAAAGCGGCGTACCTATTAAGGGGGAGTCAATGAGGGCTGGTACGCCGCCAGGGGTTAAACTTCGTTGCCTTCAGGCTCTTCGCCTTCGGTGTCACGTATATTATCGAGAACCGCTGAAAGTATGGCATCGGTTTCAGACTCACTAAACCCATGTACAAGCATTAGGTATTCCTTAGGTCCCATGATACTATCCACGTCACCGGTGACATATTCCTTAAGGGCTTTAGTCATGCGCTCTGCAAACTCGGCTTTGTCCTTGTCTGTAGGTGCATTTAAATCAGGCCATACTATAGAATACGTACCATCCTTAGGTTCTGGCAATACACCCGTAGCTATAAGCCTATCAATAAAAGGCCGAATGACCATAGGGTTTAAGTACTTATCCTGCCTACGCTTTAACCGTTTATTCCAAGCCTTAGTATCTTGGTCGGATGCCAACTTAGCTTCTTCAGTTCCTATAAACACCCTAAACGGTATCCCTAATGAAATAGCTATCATCTTTAGGTTGACCATAACATGCCCTTCAGGGTCAGATACCTGGGGGGCTAGGGAATTAACTGATACGCCTGTGGTAGCCATGTAACGTTGAAGGCCGTTTGAATAGGCGTTTATTTCTTTCTTTAAGGCGGCGGCGTCGAACGTACCATCAGAAGCTACATCAGGAGTCGTTTCAATTGACAACCCAGGGAAGGCCCCTTTCCAGAACATCTCACCCGAACCGGACACTATCTTCCTTAAGTCATATATACGGTTATAGACTACCTGCATACGGGGCTTTCCGCATATCTCGGAAGTGGTACGGTTATCTGCTAAGTGAATAACCCGTGTCCAATGTACCGGCCTTCTGACCTTATCTACTTGAATGTTACTTTGCCCAGGTTTAATATCAGCAAAGTCTACATTATATATAGTAGGTTGCCCGAAGCGGGGGTTGGTCTCGTCTTTTTCGTATGAGGCTATTTGAATTAAACTTTCATCAAATACCCTTAAGTAATTAATGTTCCGTTCTTTAGAAGCTGAGAATTCACCTGACTCGGGATTGAAGCCTTCTACGGGTTCTATTAACGGCAGCCCGTCATCAAACCCTATTAACATTAAACCGAAGCGACCCACGCCTGATAACTCGTCGGCCCGTTCTAGGTAGTGGTAAATATTATAAGCTTCTTCCAGGTCTTTGTAAGCTTCAGTAAAATCAGAATCTTTTGTTTCCAAATCGTCATCGTGTACGATGGGATCCATAGCCCAGCTTTCTTGGGGTATTATATTGACTACCCGCTCAGCAACGCCTTCACGGTTGTAAAGGTATTCATAGTCGGCTATTTGAATTATTTTGGGGTAACCACATTCCGCATCAATATCGCGGCGGGGGTCTAGCAGCGCCCTACTAAGCGCGGCCCTTGATATAGCCGCATTCATTACCATAGCGTTCTTTCGCGCTATATTGTATTGAAATCCGGCTGGTATTTGTTTATCCATGTTAACTCCAGGAGGTTTTATTTGCTTGCAAGCTAATATAGTATAGCACGATTTAGTAAATAATGTACCGGAAGTTGATTTACTCTAACCCTGAACTTATTAATAAACCTGATTTATCAATCGTATACACCACCACCGACCCCGCGTAACTACCGAACGATGTTTCAATTTCCCCGTTATAGTCAGTATCGAATTTAACGTAGTAAGGGCTGCCCCACGGATTTGCCAGATCTTTAACGCTAGCAAAATATTCTTTATTGCGGGGGTTGTTTGCATTACCTGCCTGGGCCTCAGCTTTTGTGACGGCTTTGAACATGACACGTATGTCATTAAAATTAAGCTCTGTCGCTGCGTTAGATGCATTGGTACCATAATCAGCCCTATAAGCCTGACAAGCAAGCGCTATACTACGACAATCGGCTGCTGATTTGGTTCTCTTGCCCTCACGCATGGTTGATGAAATGGCAGGTAGTAAAATACCAAGTAAAATTCCTATGATACCTATTACCACTAATAATTCAATTAAGGTGAAACTTTGCTTCTTCATTTTAACATTAACTCCTTTAATAATCCAAATATTTGACAGGCCATAATAATCAGGCCTATAAGAATAAACAAGTGACCTATTTCATAAGATAGCTGCTTCATTTTTTCTTTTTCCTTTGTTTACGGCCTGCCTGCTTACGCTTCTTTTCAGCCAGCCTTTTTAAACGTACAGGATCATACTTCCCCCTGCGGCGGGGCTTACCTGGTCTAAATACGTGTTGGCGGTATCTTCTGCCAGCCACTCTTATACCATACCATGTTTCCATCACCATAATTAACCTCCTTTAATTTCATACGGGTAGTTATAATCCCAAACGCCGGTACATAGACTTGAAACTATGTAAGCCTCATCTTCACCGGGGTGGCTGTTCCAACAGTCAAGGGCGTCGTCATAGGCTTCAAGCTTTTTCCTTAGGCTCTCAGAACTTCCGTATACTTTAACTTCTAGTTTACCTTCATACCATGATAAACGACAAAAGCGAGCGCTAAGAAGATTTTCCTTCACGCCACCTTCCGCTCCACATGCTACAGTGCAGAACACTAAAAAGTCACTGCGTATTAATTCCTTAGGAAAAAGTATTGCACTCGCCTTACCACCGGCCTTCACTATTACATACTTCATTTCCTTGGTGGCCGGTATGCCTAATTTACAGGCATGGTCCGTCCATTCTTTAACCTGCTTGAATCTCATATTTTACTCCTTCGTATAGTTTCTTAACAAGCCTTACCGACTGACTGTCAATATAGTCAACGGTAGTTATCTTCTTGTACATAATAGACTTCTTCCTCCCCACATGCATCAGTCCCAGGCAATGACCTATTTCATGTAGCGCTACCCTCCATAATAGGCTATGGTGCCAACAGCGCTTAGACGTGTCGAACTCCATCCCCCTGTTCATACTACCCTTTGCCGGAAAGTAACCAAAGCCCACCCTGTCGCCTTCTAAGTCCTTTTCCCTTACATGTATATGAGCTTTTTCCTTAAAGAGTGTACGAACTAATGTAAGGCCGGTTTCCCTAGACCACTCATCAAAGGCAGATATGACGGTAGTCTGTATGTCTAGCGGGAACATGCCGTCCATTCCATCCCCAAAGTTAGGGTCTAAGTAATAACGAATTATTTTCGTGTCCCAGTGCTCCCAATTATTTATATCGGGGTCGTTATGTTTGAACAACCCCATAAACCAATTAAATAGTCCCATGTTTTATTTCCTTTTATTTTTATTATACTACCCAATCGTAAACGCTTTCAGCCAGGTTGTGGNTTTTAAGCTGCCAGTCTTCAAGAAGCATTTTACCAACGTATGATTTCATGTCATATTCATACCTTGTAACCCAGGACGTACCATCACTGTTCACCCAAAACACTGTCGCGCATATTCTGCCTGAGTTGGTGTAAGCGGAAACTTTAGCGGTGTTGTCGCCATTAACATAAATGTATTCGGTGTTATCATAGGCCGTGTTAGTCTTTCCTTCCATAGTCTGGACTATCGGCCTAACGTTGGTAGCTTTTACAGTAGTCATTGCTCTGTTCCTTACAGGCTGTTTAATTTCATTTGGTAATAAGCAGCAGTATCTTTGGCTTCTTGTATTTTAGCCTTACCTACGCCGTATATAGCAGCTTTAAGTTCTTCGGCCTGTGTAAAGCTTCCCAGGTGTGCTTTAATTATTCTTTCGTATTTGGCTTTTAGTTGCTGCTTAGTCATTTTGTTTTCCTTAGTTGCTTTGTTACTTCTTCCGTATTCAAATCCCATAACTACAGGCCCCGAAGGGCCTTTTGCTGTTTAGCCTATGATTGTGAAGCCTGCCTGCGCCATGTAAATGCCTTCTTGCAACCAGCCTTTTCCTACTTTGATTATTGGCTTGTGACGTCCGCTTGGTAGCTTAACGGTGAACATTGCGAATGCTGTTTGCATTTCGCTTTGTTGCTTTGGTGTATAGTTTGCTGTTATTTTGTTGAAAGCCTTATCGACGGCCTTCTGAGCGTTTTCTACAGTCTTGTAGCTTTTTGTGAAGCTCTCTTCATTGTGGATCTTGTGGTTGATATTGCGCATTTTTCTTATTCCTTGTTGTTAAGTTACTTCTAATATATAAACGTTTTGGAAGTAATGCAATACCTATTTAGAAGTTTTTCCTTCTTTTCTCCCTACCAACCCTTCTTCTATTAATTTTATAAGTACATCGCCATGACATGGAAGTGGTTTGCAATAACACCCTAAAACCATGCCCTGGATTAAATGAAGTTTCTTTAATAACTTACTATTATTTCTAATGTAAACTTCATATTTTTCTATAACTTCCGCCCTTGTTCCATCTACCCCAATTCTATACGGGTTTCCCCAAATACTTCCACGGCCTATGTAAACGTCAAAAGCATGCCTCTTCTTGTTAACAACCATGTTAATGACTAATCCGAAATTATTCTGTTCCATGAAATAAAGCTCCTGCTTTTTTCTTCTTCTTAGTTAATAACGCGAAGCCCGCACTTCCGGAGTCTACCTGGTCTTTGAATGTACTGTTAGGGAAGTACATCATTTCATCAAGAAATTCAGAGTTCCATTCCCCGCGTAACATACGAACATTCCCCCAGTTGACTTGGACAGAGAACGGGTCTGCTCGTGTGACTTTATTACCGACAGGCCTATCGACTTTAACAACATAACCGGCTAGTCGACCTACTGTCCCTTCCGCACTTTCTTTGCCACCACTTCCAGGTTCTTGTTCTATTCCTATGATAACTTCCTTCCCGTCAGATTCTGCTGTTTGAACGATGTTCGCCTCTCTTTCATCAGTTCCCCACTGACCTTTAAATACGTGAAGTATCCAGAACTTTCCCTGCATATCTTCCCCTATCTTCACACCGGCACTTCTAGCCCCACCGCCTTCAGTTCCTGCCTTATCCCAATACCTGACTATTTTCTGCTTCCATCGTGTAGGGGCGTTCTCTTCTATTCTAATCTTCCCGGTCTTGAACATTCCGCCACCGGCAGGAATAGGATGCTGTCCTATCTGCCCCGCAGCTGCGTACTGCCCCATTTCAGCCTCCATGCCCTTTAATACAGGCTCACTCATACGTACGGGGTCTAGTAAACCCTCCTTATACCTACGCTTTAATTTCCCCGG